TTTTGTTAGCTTAGATACTCTTTATACTGCAAACGTGTATCAAGAATTTACATACGACAAGTATACAAGAGATAGCGACGGTATGGGTGGTGACATAAAAAACGTAGATGCGGATTACAAAAGAATCTCTAACTTTTCAATCCCAGTACACTACGATTACATAGATAAAATTAGTAGTGGTATGTTGGCATCTAAGTTAATAACATATGATGTTACCACTAAGAAATACACTGCTAAAAACTACAACATGTTCTCCAGATTCGACAAACAAAAACACTTGAACAAGAATGCGATTAACACTGACAGTGTTCCGTACAGAACTGGTTCTAATATAATGGTGTTGAGTAAGCAGTGGGGTAATTTTAATGGTTTTGGAGATGTAACCAATACCAGATTTATTCAAGAACGTGTTTCGACTTTGAAGGCTGCAGAATCTAGCAAACTTCACATAACTGTTCCTGGAAGAACAGATTATACAGTTGGACAAAAGATGGCGATCTATTTGAACAGAATGGAACCAATCAGTAGTAAAAAAGAAGATACTTTAGACAGAGCACTTTCTGGTTACTATATCTTGGCAGCAGTTAATCACTATATTGATCGTGAGAAACATGAATGCCATATGGAACTAATCAGAGAATCTTCTCAAATGGATATGAATACAGGTAAATAACATGAATTTTTATTACGGTGTAGTTGAAAATAGACAAGACCCACTGGAACTCGGTAGATGCCAAGTTCGAATAGTTGGTTTGCACACTCACGACAAGTCCTTATTACCAACAGCAGATTTACCGTGGTCGACACCACTACAAAGTGTGAACTCAGCAGCGATGAATGGTATTGGCTTTGCGCCAGTTGGTCCAGTCGAGGGTACAGCTGTTGTTGTTATATTTGCAGATGATGATTACCAGCAAGGTGTTATCCTTGGTACAGTTGGTGGTGTTTCAACTGCTCCAGGAACTATCGATGAAGACAATGATGTTGACCCATTGATCCCTGAAGACATAGCTAAGATTGAGCTAGTCACCATCGAAGGTCCAGTCACAGGAACAAAATTAACATTCGTTGATAAAAAGTACGGTAAGACTAATCTTACAAGTAAACTGACACCAAACATGAAGGTGAATGGTTTCGGTATAAAAGAAGAAACTGTCATCGTTTCCGTAGACAGTGGCACTGAAATCACGATAAGCAATGCCGTAGAAAACTATGGTGAGAACATCATCACGTTCAAGCCAGCGCCAACTAACTTAGAAGCAGTAAGACAGAGTAAAGCACAAGGCACTCTAACTGATGGATCTGGTAATCCAGTCGTTGATGGTTCTGGCACTCCGATAAAGACTACAACTCCAGAAAGCGCAACAACAGCTGCGCCAGTCACACCTTCTGCAGTTAACGACTCTATCCCAACTATACCTCCACCAAAATCAGTACCAAATGTGACAAAGGCTACTGAAGGTATCAAAGCACTTCTTGCTGCTTGCGATAAAGTTGGCTTAAAAACAAAAGAACAAAAGTGTGCTCTGCTAGGTATCGCTGGTGGTGAATCTGCTTGGGTTCCAAAACTAGAGTACTATAATTACTCACCAGCACGATTGAAAGAAGTTTTCTCTTTTGCGACACCAGAGGATGTTGAAAAATATTCTAATGCGCAGAAGAAGGGTATGAGTAGAGAAGAGTTCTTTTCATGGGTTTATGGACCAACAAAACGTGGTAAAAACTTCTTAGGAAATAAAACAGACGCCGATGGTGGTAAATACTTGGGTCGTGGTTTTATTGGATTGACTGGTAGAGAAAACTATACACTATTCGAAAAAGAAGCTAAAAAACTTGGTATAAATCTTGATCTAGTTAACGATCCAGATTCTTTAGATAAAGACATTAATGTATCTGCAATTGTCGCTGCTCTTTACTTTAAGATAAAAGTTCCAGCCAGCGTTAACCCAAGTGCGCATCCTGGTTATTTCGAAGCAGCGAAGAAAGCAGTCGGTTACAACGTGCCGAACATCGCTGCTGCAAAACGATCATACTACGAATACTTTTACGGTAATGGTTCTTACGGTGGTGTTGATAAAGATGCTGCTCCGCCAGCTGCAGAGCCACCAAAGGATAACACCGCATTCACTACACCTGGACCATCTGCAGATTCTGTTAGAACAGGATCAAACAATACTGGTTTCAGAGACCCGAATAACAAGTACCCACTAAAAAGCTATCTGAATGAACCAGACACTAATCGTTTAGCACGTGGTGTTATAGAAGGTACGATTGTTGAAAAGAAAGACTCGAGTGTAGTCACTGGTGTTCCAAAGGCACTAGATCAAGGTAAGTGGGATCAGCCAAAAGCATGCTATGGCGCACAATATCCATACAACAAAGTTTTTGAGACTGAGTCTGGCCACGTACAAGAATTCGATGATACACCAGGACAGGAACGTATTCATACATACCATCGCTCAGGTACATTCTCTGAGATAGACCCACAGGGTACTCAAGTTAATTACATCGTTGGTGATAACTTTGTGATTATGGAAAGAAATGGTTGTATCAAAGTTGCTGGTGAATGTAACATTACCGTAGATGGTAACACAAACATCTTTGCCAGAAGCGATGCCAACATCGAAGTTACAGGTAATGCTGACATCCAAGTTAAGAACAATTTAAACATCGGGGTTGCCACTGATACGACAATGTCTGTTGGCGGAGACTTTAAGCTGAAGGTCGTTGGAGATTTCTCTCTGGACGCTGCCAACGTGCAGATGCGATCTGCAGATCAGTTTGACTTGTTGGTTGGAACTGCAGCTAGATTGACATCTAACGGAAGTATGGAGTTGTTGTCATCTGGTAACATGAGACTTGATTATTCTCGTGGTGATTTTGGTAATGGTGCTAATTCTGCTCAGTTTACTGATACAGGACTGACACCACCAACATTACAATCACCGTCTTACCCATCTGTACCATTCTTGATTCCTCCTGAAAGAAGATTCGAAGAAAAGGCTATCGTTGAAACTGAGGAAGACGCTAACACTCCAGAAGGACGAGCAAGAATCCATAAACAACAACAGACTGATGGTGTTGCTGGTGCTACTCCACCAGCGCCAGACGAAACTGCTAAGCCAACTGGTGGTACAGAAACAGTTGTTCCAACAGACTGCAAGATCATCTACACAACCAAGAACTTCACAAACGACTATCGTATCTCCAAGAACTTTACTCTTGGTATGCTTATCGATGGTGGCGTTGGTGGAAGACACAAACTTGTTGACCAGATGCTAACAGATTTCTCTGGCAGTACCAGATTGTACACAGTTCAAGAAATTGTATGTAACCTAGCTCAAACATCTCAAAACATATTAGAGCCTCTGTTAGAAGTGCTACCAGGAAATATCGGTGGATACAAGAAACAGTGGAACATTAACTCAGGATATCGTTTAAAGGGTGTCTTGAAAGTAGAGTCGCCAACTTCTGACCACTGCAAGGGTCTTGCGTTAGATATCGGTATCATCGATCCGAATAAAATCCAAAAGACTTATGACCTTTGCGTTGCAGCAGAAAAACTTGTACCTTACAACCAGATAATCTTGGAATACGCACACCCAACATCTGTCTGGATGCACATTAGCTATAAGTCTGAGGCTAGAATGAAGTGGGCATTTACAATGCTGAACTATAAGACATACCAAAGAAATGCACAAGGTATTCCTTCTGGTTTCGTTTTGTTGCCAACAATTTCTCCTCCAAGTAAGTAATCATGGCTGGCACTTGGTCTCCTTCAGATTCTGAACTCGGCGTAATCAATGAATTGGTTACGTTTAGTCACACTGTAACATATGCAGACGAGTTTGCGACTTATGCTGTGACTATCGTGCCAACCGAAACAAACCCAAACACTATTATCATCAATGGAGATACTATCTCTGGATACTACACCGATAGTTTCCCTATGACAATACAGTACTTGAACAAAAGCGAAGATTATATCACGGTTACAAGGTTTAGTCAGATAGACGAAACTGCTCTAGATCAGATGATTTCGTATAAAGCCAGCACTAACCTTAGTAAAGTGTTCACGTACAATGCCATAGCTAAGAATGAACAGGGGGTTGTTGTGGAACAGAAAACATATACAAAGACAGTAGAAAACGACTGGACTTCTGGTAGAGATTCACTAGTTTATTACGTTGGGAAAACATAATGTCAGCTATTAGTAGAATCGGAGATATGAGCACAGGGCATGGGTGTTTCCCACCTACGCCACTGGTTATGACTCCAGTATCCAAGTCGTTTTTTAATGGTATATTAGCCAGTGTAGTTGATTCTAATTGCCAACATGCAACTCACTGTTGTGGTCCAGTTTGTCATACAAGTTCTCAGCGTGCACCTAATTCTGGAGCTTCTAAAACCTATATCGAAGGTATACTTGCAGCTAGAATTGGAGATACAATCACTTGTGGGGATGCAATAGCTGAAGGTTCACCGAATACTTTCATAGAATAACCTAAATAAAGAATATGGCAAGAAATACTAGAACATTCTCCGACTTAGACCTAAGATTCACTGCTCATCCAGTGACGGGAGACATCAACATATTGTATGATGAGACAGCTATAAAAAGATCGTTGAAGCAACTGATATTAACATCTCACTACGAAAGACCTTTTCATAGTGAAATAGGTTCTCCAATAAGAGCGTTATTGTTTGAACCAGCTGGACCACTATTTTCTGTCACACTAAAGCAAGCGATCATTAACACTATATTCAACTTTGAACCAAGAGTAGTTGTCACAGATGTAGTAGTTCGTGAATCGCCAGATAACAATGAAGTTTATGTTTCCATAGAATTCAAAATCGTTAACACAGAAAGTCCTATTAGTGTTGACTTAGTTTTAGAGAGAACACGATAAATGAATAACAATAAAAGAATTAGTGTAGCTGAGTTAGACTTCGATGCTATCAAACAGAACATAAAGAATTACATGGCTGGGCAAACCCAGTTCCAAGACTATGATTTTGAAGGTTCTGGATTAGCAATCTTGCTAGATTTACTGGCATATAATACTCACTACAATGGCATTTACACTAACTTAGCAGTTAATGAAATGTTCTTGGATTCTGCCAGCAAGAGATCTAGCGTAGTTTCTCATGCCAAGTCACTGGGATATACTCCGCAGTCTGCAACTTGCGCTAGAGCAAAAGTTAATGTTGCCGTGTCAGCACCATCTAACCCTCCAGCAGTTGCAACACTACCTTCTAACCAACCATTCACTACAATCGTTGATAATGTTTCTTACACATTTTACAACTCTGGTGCAGTGACTACTGGTAGAAATTCTGAAGGTGTATATCTGTTCGAAGACATAGAACTGATAGAGGGAACTCCCCTAACTTACACATATACAGTTAACACTGGTACAAGATTCATCATCCCAAATCAGAACGTAGATATTTCTACCCTGGTTGTTAAGGTTAAAGAAACTTCTGGCTCAGACATTTTCGAGATCTACAGCCCAACATCAGACTTAATCACAGCTTCTGAAACATCAAAGGTTTATTTCGTTAAAGAAATTGACGATGGATTGTATGAAGTTTATTTCGGTAACAATCTAGTTGGTAAGAAACTGGATAACGGTAACGCTGTTGTTTTCGAGTATTTTGTTTCTAGCCTAGCTGCACCAAACAATGCTTCTGTCTTCACTTATGGTGGATCGAACATTGTTGGCACGAATGTCAGTGTGATAACTACACAAGTCGCTATTAACGGATCTGCACCAGAAGACATCGACACAATTAAGTATAATGCTCCAAGATTCTATGCTTCTCAAAACAGAGCAGTGACTCCAGAGGATTATAAAGTCCTGATCAGTAAGATTTTACCAAACGTAGATACTGTTATGGTATGGGGTGGAGAAGACAACACACCGAAGGTTTATGGTAAAACATTTATTTGTATCAAACCTACAGATTCGGAACGACTGACATCGGCGCAAAAAGAATTCTTGCTGACAGCACTAGATAAAAGAAACATCGTTTCGATAACCCCAGAATTAGTTGACGCTGAATACCTAGACATCATTCTAGAAACCAACGTGTATTACAACGACAGAGAAACATCAAAGACTATCTCTCAGCTGCAAACTTTAGTCAAGCAAGCAGTGTTTGATTACGATGATGCAGAACTTGGTAAATTTGATGGTGTTTTAAGATTCTCTAAATTAGTTGCAGCTATTGATGCTGCAGACCCAAGCGTGGTTAATAACATAACTAAATTACTAATAGCAAGAAGTGTCAGAGCTAAATTTAACTCTAATGCTGAGTATGTTATTAATTTGATCAATCCAATAGCAAAGACTGTTGATGGAAGTTTGTCTTCTACAGGTTTCTTGATTCCTGGAAGTGCTAGAGTTTACTACCTAGATGAAGATGGTAAAGGTAATGTTCGTATGTATTACCTAGATTCTTCTCAAGCT